CGGGTGGCGAAAATGCCGCAGTGACCATCACCAGCAACGCAACCGCCCTGAACACGCCATCAACGATCGTCGCTCGTGACGCCTCAGGCAACTTCAGCGCTGGCACCATCACAGCCGCACTCACTGGCAACGCCTCCACCGCTACCGCTCTTCAGACCGCCCGCACGATATCGCTGTCAGGCGATGCCACTGGTTCGGTGTCCTTCAACGGAACCGCTGATGTCGACATTGCGGTGACCGTGTCAGGCGGGGGCGGTGGCGGGCCCCAGACGATAGTCAGCCTGACCGGAGCATCAAACACCCTGCTCTTAGCCCACGCCGAAGCCTATGTCCGGGTCAATCACACCGCTGCTACCACGCTCAATGTACCGACCAATGCGGTTGCAGCCTTTCCGGTAGGAACAGCGATCACCATCCGTCAAGTGGGCGCCGGCCAAATAACCATCGCCGGTGCGGGCGTGACCATAAATACGTCAGAAACTTTGCGAGCGAGAAAACAAGGAAGCAGCATTGGGCTGATAAAAGTCGCCACTGATGAATGGGATCTAACCGGCGATCTGGAGGCCGCATAATGGCTATGATGACGCCGGTGATCGCCGCAGCTAAGAAGCGAGAAATTTCAGCGATTGCTTTCCCGCTCACATCCACCGAGCGAGATCATCGTAACGCTTTGTCTTGGACTAGATTAGGTGCTGCCCCTCACATAACCCCATTGGGGTTTGAAGGTAACGGGTACGATAGCCGCTATAGATCTACCAATATTCCAGCCTGGATGTCGCCCGCCACTACTGAGTTGACCATGCATTGTACCGCTGCGGCTTATCAATGCAAGCATAGAAGCACGGTGAGAGAGGCTATTCTATACGCAGGTAGCAACGACGCCACAGCTAACCCGAAGTTAGAGTTGGCAGTGAATACTGACTCGCACGACCCGGTGTTGTCGATGTTCCAAGTTAGAGCATTCACCACAGCAGCACAAGCGACCTGGGTCGGCCGCCCTGGATGGAAGTTTGAGTTCCGATTCCCAGAGCTATTGGTCGGCGCGAATGAAGTTCGACCTCAATTCATATTATTCCTAGATGCTGACACTGTCGTAGTGGGTGGGCATTTCCAAGACACTGAATCTCGAGCCTATAAAATACGAATCAGCGACGGCGCATTGCTCGGATCTTTTACTTTTGGGGTCGGCACCTATACCCACGTTTCAACTATTGCCCAGCGATCAAACGGCGATATCTGGGTGACAGACTATCAAACATTCAAGATGCTGAGACTTGATCTTTCTGCGTCGTTTGCGACCGGCACTGCGGTCATTTTAGATGTATATGATACCAGCGTATTGACGCAACTGGGCTCTATAGAATTTCTAACGATTTCTGGAACCGAATATGCGTTGATGGGGCAATATGCTACTACCGGCACACCCTATGTATATGTGGTTCCAGCATCGCTACTTGGAACAGGAACCTTTGCGATTACCGATCGCTATAAACGGTTTGATCTTGGGTTGTATATTCAAGGCTACACGATGAATTCGGGGCAGTTGTATGTGTCTAGAAACCAAAGACAAGGCGGTACGGTGTTTGGCGGGTACATTCAAAGCTACGACATAGTGTCCGCAATCACAACCGCGGCGGACGGGGCGGTCCTATCCTCGCCTGCGTGGTGGCCAGGCCCCGCTCGTTACATGGAAGATATCAAGTTTCATCCAACCACTGGGCATTTGTGGGCGCCTACCGAAGGGGTGACTGCAGTCGGCTCTGATGACATTGGGTTATCAGTTTGGAGCACCCCGCTGGGTACACGGCTGGTCGAAAACCATTACACCATTCACTTCAATGGGGCAAGTCTGGTCACGATCAAAATAAATGGTCGTCTAGCCCAAACCCAGCCCTGGGCAATAAATCGGTCTGTAGTTGCGATATCAGTTGGTGGGCTACCTGCTGCTACTGCTGGAATGCAAAACGGTTTCTTTGCTGGTATAGTTCGAAACGTCGTTTTTCAAAGCAAAGCCATGTCCGATGGCGATTATTCTTACGCCATCTCCGGCGGATACGAGCCGACCACCTTAGAATCTTACCCATTTGCCCTAGTCAACCCTGGAGCTGAACTCGGCAATACAACAGGGTGGACCCTTGAGCTCGGGGATTTTCAATCGATGAGCAAGACAGCCGCGCCTCGCGACCAACCAGAAGGGGAGTATTGTTTCTACGCTGGGAATACCGCGCAGTCGATTGCCTACCAGCGTTTAGATTTGTTGAGTCAAACCGGATGGTCATCGGACCGGGTCAATACCACTGGTGGCGTGCATTGGGCTGGTGTGCGTTGGCAACAAACGTCGTCGAACGTGTCGGATCCGTCCGCATGCGGATTTCGGATGGTGTCTCCATCGGCGACTGAAATTTCTCTCTTGATGGGCGCTGTAGTGACGGTGCCAAACGTCGCTGGCTCACCGTGGCAATGGTGGACCAGAAAATTCCATGCGACGATCCCCGCCAACACACAGTTTATCGATACCCGGTTGCGCTTTGATAGAACGGTCGGCACATCTAACGATGGGTATATCGACGATGTCAGCACAACGGTATATTCCCGCCCGCCGACCCTCGTATTCGACACGTCATGGGCTCGTCCAAATTCCTATGTCAATAACGGAAACCGAACCTATGTCAGCGGCCCCAACGCGTCTGCGCTTTGGCATAAAGCGAAGGGGCAGTTTGTTCGCTCGCCCTCCGCCGGCAGTTACTATTTCGAGGTGGTAATCGACGCACTGACGGCTTCGGCGACCATAGCCATTGGAATAGCATCTACAGGCACTGCTGTTACCAGCGCCTCTGGTACCACAAATAACGCAGGCGATGGCGGCCGCTACCAGTATTTCAACACCGGACAAAAGAGAAGTGGCGGAGTTTATTCTGACTACGGAGCATCATACACCACTGGTGATATCATTGGAATTTCAATAACTGCGGCCTCAGGAAATACTTCGGTCAGATTCTATAAAAACGGGGTCGACCAAGGGGAAGCATTCTCTATAGCTGGAGTCGCTGGTAACTGGGACCCGCATGTATGTGTTTTTGCCAATACCGTCGCCGATTCCGCGCAACTTTCATTCAATGATACGCTCATATATTTGCCAGTCGGCTATGTGAATTGGGCGCCGGCCTAATACTCTCCAGCTTCGACCAATGAAATTTTTTCTTGAATAGCCTCGAAGTTCACCGTAGCCCATAACCCAGGATGCAAGGGCTTTGGGCATATGCCAGAATCGCACCAGGCGTAGCCAACATGCTCATAGTTTAGTGTCGGCAGAAACTCGTCTTCCACCACGCAAACAAAGGTATGATAATAGAATTTATCGTCGGGACTGGTGAACTGCTCGATTGGGATTAGTTTTTTGTAATCAGGCATTGTCCCGATTTCTTCTTGACATTCACGATGGATTGCGGTCAAGAGCGTTTCGCCTGGATCGACCTTCCCGCCTACCAGCCCCCATGTGCCAAAATATTTTTTGTCGGCACGCATCAAAAACAGGCGTCGCTTCGTTGACTGAGCAAAAAATAGCACGCCAACCGCTGTTATAGCACCGCGGTCCATTGCCCGCCAGCGTACAGCCCTTCGAATGACTTCAGCCATTGGTTATCGCTCCAAATATATTGAGTGCCAGTGGTGATATTGGTGACAAATTCAATGTCGACGCTGGTTTGACTGTCGAAGGCGACAACCCAGTTCGCGCCGTTGTACTCGATGATGTCACCTTCCACAGCTACGACGCTACCCCACGCGACCGCTGGCGATGTGTTTATTGCGGCACCCACCGCACCTAGCAATAAATATCGCTGCCCAGTCGCCGCCGCCGGTAGCCCGGCTCCGGGCCCAGAGGTCGCTGGGTTGATGATAGCCGTGACAGCCGCCAGGGTGTTGGCAGGCTTGGTATCTTCGTCGATCGTGAATAGCATGATTTTGGGATCAAAGGGATGATACGCGACCGTGCCCGAGACCTCGATCCCAAGATCATCCCTGAACAGCCGCATGACCGTAATGCCTGGGCGCAGAACGCCGTACATTTCGATGACCGCCTTCCAGTCCACGCCGAGATCTTCGGTGTCGTCGCCGGCCTCGATGATTTCCGCCGCGAGGTAATCCACCAGATCGCCCAGTTCATCCTCGGTCATGGCTGCGAGGTAATCATCAAGCGGGCCGAGCTCATCTAAGATCTCAGCGGGCTCATACGCGCCCGCGAGGTTAGCTCCTGGCGTGGTAGTGACGCTGTTTCGAAGCACACGCATCTCGTTGCCGAGAAGCAAAACCTGATACCCGTACGGGGTGAGCTGCATTCGAGTGCCGAGAAGCAGATCGCTGTTCGTGATCGCAGATACTGCATCACCTTTGGCATCGTAGATGCTGGCGATGATTTTGTTGACCACGCCGAGCTTCTTGACACGGGCTGGCGGGGAGAGCCAAATTGGAATCGTGAACTGATAGGTGAAAATATCAATGGGGCTTTCTGTCCCAACTGGAATGCTTCTAGATGACCAGTTCGTCCGATCAAGTTCGACGACAGTGAGACTAGTCCAATCGATGAAATTGTCTGTGCTTTGAATCTCCATCGACGGGTTGAAGAGCGGACTCATCTGTTCTACCAGTTGAAGTTTCTGATTGATATTCGTAGTCCAAAGGTCCAGATTGATAGACAACTTATATGGGACTGGCATCGGTCGTTCTACCGTGAATGCGTTACCCTGTTCAGTGGAATAGGTGTCAGTGTCGGGATCGTATTTCCGTTGTCTGACATTCATCTTCGACACATGGTGCGGCTCTTGTATTCGATCTCGGTCATAGTCGAGCCCCGAGACATAGAAAGTCATCAACGGCGCCGATGGCATGTTGTTGGCAGAGTTTTCTTGAAGAATGCTCTGCGCCTGTCTCGACGCATCCCCGTACTTGACCGGAACCTGTAACAAGGTGACATTACCGTTGGAGTCACGCCCGTATTCCACCTGGAAGTTTGACACCATTCTGGTGAATTGTAATAAAAACCGTTTGATTTGAGCGTCGTATACGAATGTTTGTGCCATTGATAATCCTTAGTTGTCCGCCTCAGGCCGTAGGAGCTTGGATAGCGTCTGCCTGCTCGGAATGAGCCCTCGGTCAGTGGTCTGAACCTGCGCATCATTGTTGACGAACCGGCTACGCTGAGTCTCATTGAGCGGACCGTTCGTGAGATCGGTCCTGACATTGTCTTCGATCCGCTTCCAGTGAACGCCATTGAACCGGAACAGCCGGTTTGGCTGATAGTCCAACCGGAGCGAAAAATCGCCATCGACCGGGTTCAATGGAAATGCCACGCCTGCTGTCACAGGGTGCCCATTCGGCGGAATCCCGTCACCAGTCAAGTACCCGACCGTCCATCCATCCGACCACGGGGTATGATTGTCTGGGTTGACCGGCCTCAAAGTCTCGGGATCAGTGGGCAAGACATAGAGCTTATCAGTGTCGTACCCAGAGAGCGGAACCTCCACCTCGGCCTGCGCGATGATCGCGTTATTGATAGCGAGATCTTTGCTATGAGTGGTCAGGTAATCGGCCAACGATCCAGCGTCGGGGTCGTCCTCGTCGATGAGTTGGTCGAGAATGTCTTTGTATTCTTGACTGCCGACCAGCGGGATCGCCTTGATGCGCCAAAGGTGCGGTAACCAGGTCTGAGAAAATCCTTCGGAGGCAAACGCCGCATCTTGGATGACATAGAACTTCGGCAGCGCTTTCGGAATCGCCGCGTTCAACGGGTGATAATCCTTCAAGTTCGGCAGTTCCAGCACATCGCCTGACATCAGCTTCCTGCCGATCGTGTCGATCATATCATTGTAGTGGAAGGTGATGTAGAGCGTATCGCCGGCTATGAACAAGCCAAACTGTGACAGGTCAAAGTCAAGGTCCTGGACATTGTAGACGCCGCGCATCTGGTAGACATCCGGGTCATACTTCCGATCACGGTTCTCAAGGAACAGCACATCCTCGATGAATAGCGGGTCACTGTGGGTGTAGGCTGGCTGGGTCGCATCACCAGTGCCGCCGGGCGGTTTTACGGCCGGCCCGAGGTATCGGTGCACCAGAATATCCAGCCCGCCGACCGTGTATTGCTCACTGATCGTACGGTCAAGAAAGCGGTAGTCGTTGGATTTGTGAGATCGGTAGAGTGAAAGCCGTGGCATTAGAGTTCCTTTCGAGTATTTAGCGGTTGACAACCCAGGCAGAATAATGTACAATGTAACTTGACATTGTAAATAGAAATGGGTGTGACATGGCGAAAAAACTTTTAGAAAATCCGGTCGATTGCCTAAATCGACCGATCACCATTGGTTGTTATGTGACCTATACCATGCTAGGACACCTCTACGTTGGCGAGGTCATCCGGTTTGGCGCCAAGCAGCTATCGATTGCCCGCATCCCAAAGGCGAAATGGAAAGCCATCCCAGATGCCAAGTACCCAACCGATGTTACGATCGTCCCAAGCGAGGCGGTGATGCTATGGCAGTTGACCTCGGTGCAGAGTTGATCGTTCGAAAGCCGGCGAACCCGAAGCTGGTCGAACGCTTCAAGACCCTGCTACTGCCCGCGGCAGTCGAGATCGCCGAGGATAACCTGAAGAAGTCGGGCGCCGATCTCCCGCCACGATACCTGGGGCCGTTCACCCCGTAGCCGAGCAGATATCGGTTGCTTTTTTCCGCCATGGCTGTATAATACGAACATACAGAAACGCAACAGGAGCAACAAATGATCGCGACCAAGACCAAGCCCAAAGCTACTACGAAGGCGCCCAAGCCCGCGCCCGTAGCACGCCCGGTAAAGATGCTGGTTCCGAAGGTGGCCGAAGCCAAGCACATTGGCCCGGAGCCGACCTGGGAGAAGATTGGCACGCGGAAGGCACAGTTGATCGCCGCGTTCAACTGGTACAACTACTCCTACGGCGCGAAAGACGCGAAAGAGATGATTGCGGACTGGCTTTCCCGCAATGATCGCGAAAAAGACGCCAAGAAAATCCGTACCGTGCCGGACAACGAGATTCGGGTGGTCATTGGCTGGCTGTGCCGTGTTTCGGTCGTTGGCCTCGATCTCTCCGCCGACGAACTGGAGACGGTGAACAAAGATATCGGCCGTCTCCTGGCCTTCAAGGAAGTGAAAAAGAAAGAAGCAGCCGCTTCCGCAACGCCCAAGCCGACGATTCAAGATCGCCTCCGCGAGAAGCTGAGCGAATGCGCTGGAGAGCTCGAAGGGATGTACGACGAGTTTCTACTTTCCGGCTGCAAGATGTCGGCGGACTTCAAGCCGCTGAACCTCTTCCGCCAGTTCAATGTTGCTCCGCCGATGATCGGTGAAATCAACAAGATTTGGGAAAAGAAGCTGGGCGAGCTCAAAGAAATCTACGCTGGCAAAGATCAGCAGCTGGTTGAAGGATACGGCTGCTACGGCAAAATCCAAATCCGTAACATGATAAAGTTTGCCGAGACGGTGGTCGCCGACTGCGGGTCCTATGTCCAGCTGAAGAAGGTGGAGAAGAAGCCGCGCGTGAAGAAGGCGGTTCCTCCGGAGCGTATTGCTGCGAAGCTCAAGTATCTTCCGGCCGATACTGCGCTTGGCATCAAGTCCGAAGCGCCCGCCAAGCTGGTCGGCTGCACGGAGGCCTGGCTGTTTGATACGAAGAAGCGGAAGCTGATGCACTATGTCGCCGACGCGCACATCGGGTCAATGACCGTGAAGAATAACAGCCTGATTGGCTTCGATACTGCGGCTTCATCGCAGAAGACGGTGCGCAAGCCGGAAGACACTCTGAAGGGTGTGATGGGATCCCGTCCTGCCGCCCGCAAGAACTACGCGGAGATCAACGCTGTCGAGGCCAAGCTGACCGGCCGATTTGCCGAGACGATCCTGATTCTCAAGGTTTACTGATCCCAAGCGACGCCACGCTAAATACTGAAACAAGGGATTTATCACAATGGCGTCATTGGACCAGCAAAAGAAAGAACTGTTTGACTACGCCCGTCTCCGCTTAGGGGACGGGATCGTCGACCTCGAAGTAGACCCAGCCCACCTCGAGGTAGCATATACGCAAGCTCTTCAGACCTACCGCCAGCGTGCTGGCTCTGCGTATGAAGAAAGCTATGCGATGATAGAGCTCAAAGAGGGACAAAACACCTACACGCTGCCTCAAGAGGTCAGCCATGTCCGTCAGGTCTACCGCCGAACGATGGGCGCGGCCACTG